TAATGTTAAAACCAATAAAAGACAGAATTGTAATTCGTCCTGACGTTTTGCAAAACCATAGCCCGATTTTAGCTTTAGATGACGATGTTTGTCATAACAGCGGAACGGTTTTGAGCGTTGGTGAAGACGTTGTTTCGGTTATGCCGGGAAATCACGTCGTGTTTCATCAATTTGATGAATTGGAGCTGAAAGAATACGGGGTGGTCGTTATTAGAGAGAAAAGTCTACTTTGCATAGATGACGCGTAATAGTTAAGGAAAACAAAATATCTGACAGGTCGGTTTTTTTAACCGGCTTTTTGTTTATGGGGAGAATATAATGGAACAATTAGTGCAATCAGGAAAAAAACTGCGTGACGAATGGGAAAGCAAAATAAATGCGGCAGAAAAAAAATATGCCGATTATCACAATTTGGTAACGCAAATTCGCGAATATTATCGGAACGAAAAAAAGTGCAATAAGCAGAATATTTTTTGGGCTTCGGTAGAAACACTAAAGCCTTTTATGTATTTTAAGCAGCCGAAACCGTATATAGTTCGGTGCAATAAAACTTGTGATAAGGCAGAAGTTTTGGCCTGTAAAATGCTGGAGCGAGCGCTTGCGTGGAATATGAAACAGTTTGATTTTGACAGTGTTGTTAAATATGCCCGTAATGATTTTCTGCTTTCCGGTATGGGAATTTTATGGGAGCGTTATTTGCCGACTTTTCGCACAATCGGTGACGGGGTTTTGGTAAAAGACAATGAAATCGCCGCAACGGCCTATATAAATCCGACAACCTTTATTGCCGATATGGAAAAGGTTGACGTTTGGGAAGATGTGGAATGGATTGCGCATAAATCTTTTTTGAGTGTTGAAGACGTGGCGGTTTATTTTGGCGATAAAATAGCGGATTATATTGCCGCTAACAGTAATGATGGAAAGTGTATTACCGATTATGAAATATGGGATAGAAAAACGCAAACCATCTATCATTATAGTCCGGAATATCCGGTTGATTTTTTGCGCGTGCAAAAAGATACATTACATCTATCCGGTTTTTTCCCGATGCCGAAACCGATTATGGCAACTTTAACAAATGACGGTATTATTCCCGTACCCGACTATGTAGAAATTAAAAGTATGTTAGATGAATTAGACGGGGTGAATAATCGTATGCGACTGACAATGCAAGCGCTTAAAGTTTCCGGTTGTTATGATAATGCGTTTCCGGAATTAGCCAACATTTTAGATAAAGACGTAACTCTGATTTCGCTCAATGACTTTGATAAGTTGAAAGATGCCGGAGGTATCAGGGGAATTATAGATTTTGCACCGATAGAACAGTATGTGGTGGCCTTAAAAGCTTTGGCCGAGCGGCGGGAAGTGTTGAAAAATTCCATTTATGAAGTAACCGGCGTTTCGGATATAATGCGCGGAATGTCGGTTGCGAGAGAAACGGCAACTGCCGTAACCCAAAAAACAAACTTCGGTACTTTGCGTAATCAAGACCGCCAAAACGATATGCAGCGTTTTTTGAAAGATTTGTTGCAGATTAAGGCGGAAATTATTTGTGAGCAGTTTTCGGCGGAAAATTTAATATCTTTTTTGAGTAAAACCGAAAGACAAGATGAAAAGACCGTATGGCAGGCCGTTCATCTGCTGAAAAACGATAAGTTGCGTGATATGATTATCGGTTTGGAAACGGATACCTGTTTTAGTCAGGAAGCCGAGGAAAAACGTATTTTAGAAACGCTGAATAATATTAATGAAATGATAAATCAGGCTTTTCGGATTGTATCGCTGCAACCGGCATTACTGCCTTTGTATCGGCAGATGATTGAAAGTGCGGTAGCAATGATGCCAAATGCCCGACAGTTTGAGGCGGTGCTGGAAGATGCGTTTAACAAAATAGAAATTACGCTGAACACTACGGAAAAAGATAAAACCGCCGCGCTGCAAAATAATGCTCTTTATGAATTGCAAAAGCAAAAACAAGCGAATGATTATGCGCTCAAAAAAGAGCAAAACGCTCAAAAATGGGAAGAATTACGGCTGAAACAGATAACGGAATTAAATAAGGTAATGAAAGATAAAGAGGAGAAATAACCATGCCTTTTGACAGTAACGGAACTTTTACGAGAATACATTGTTGGGAAGACGATCGCCAAAATGATATTGATATTGCTTCGGATCGTCATGATGAAGAAGATGACGGTTTTGCAGATGCTTTAAGTCAATGTTTGTTGAAAGACGGACGCTCGGCGATGACCGGAAATTTGAAAATGGGAGGATTTAGTATCCGTAATGTTGCCAGTGGTACGGCACAATTAGACGCCGTAAACTACGGACAATTAAACGATATGAAAAGCACAATTACAAGCGATACCGCTACGCAAATTACAACAATGCTTACTACATTATATCCGGTAGGTTCTGTTTATATCGGTACACAAACAAGTTGTCCGCTGGCTACTTTAATAAGCGACTCAACTTGGGAGCTTGTATCTTCTGGGCTTGCATTGTGGACAGGTACAGGTTCAAACGGAAACACTACCATTGAGGCAGGTTTGCCGAATATTACGGGTCAATTTGGTATCGGTAGAGCGGAAAACAATGTACAGGTACGGGATACATCGGGGTCTTTTTCGGTATCGGGAACTGGTACAAGTGCCACCGGTTCGGATTCTTACGGTGCAGATGTTACGGATATTGTTAAATTTAATGCCAGTAGTTCAAATTCCATTTACGGCAAAAGTTCAACAGTACAGCCACCGGCATACGTTGTTAATGTTTGGCGTAGAACAGCATAGGGAGAGAGAAGATGACAGGACGAATTACACCGACAATGATAGAAGTACGGCAAGGCGACAGCTTTACCATTAATCTGCACCTTAAAAAGGAGTGCAAGGAGATTGATTTAACGGGCTGGAAATGCGAAATGCAGGTACGCGATAAAGATAGCGGAGCAATTTTGATTAGTGTTACGGGAGAGCCGGTAGATATAGAAAAAGGCAAAATAGCATTAAATCTCACACCGGAAATGACAAACAAGGCTATCGGCGATTATGCTTGCGATATACAGGTAACTTCTGACACAGGGGAGATTAATACGATATATCCGTCAGACGTAAACAAAGTCGGCACATTTAGAATTACGCAACAAATTACAAAATAGGGGGGAAAATGAGTAACATGAATGTTATTATCGGTGATGAGGCCGATTTACAGATAGATGTGGCATTAAAATACATTAAGTCGGGGCAAGATGAAATCCGTAACTATGTGGAAACGGTAAGTAAGCCCGATTTATCGGCATTTTATGAGCCTAAAAAAGAGTATATGGAAACTCTGGTAAAGCAAACAGAAGATAACGCAAAAGATTATACCGAGCAGGCAAAAGAAAGCGCTGATGAGGCTGCAAAATCGGCAAAATCGGCGAGTGAATATGTAGATACAATAAAAGAGCAAACAACACTTATTACAAAGGAAGTCGTTAATAATAAGTTTTTGCTTGTTGCCGAATTACCGGAAGATGCCGATGACGATATTTGGTATGCAATTCCTGAGGAGTAGGTAAAATGACGTTGTATAAAGGTAATAAGAAAATATCGGAACTCTACGTCGGCGGAACGAGTATCGGTAAGCTGTATAAAGGTAGTACGCTTGTTTGGAAAAAAAGCGGTGGAGATAATGATAATTACTTTGTTTGGCGAGAGATTGACGATGAGGGAAATCTGACATTAGCTACCGGAGAATTTCCTAATGAATTGTATGCGGATATAAAAGAGATAGGGAACTACGGCTTAAATTATGCTTTTTATTATTGTACGGGTTTAGTCGGACGTGTGGAGTTTGCGTCTTTAACAAAAATCGGAATAATGGGCTTTTATTATGCCTTTAGCGGATGTACCGGATTGACAGAGGTTTATTTTCCGGCACTGACAAGCAGTCATTCTTCAGGATTAGCAGGTGCTTTTTACGGATGTACCGGTATAACGGAGATACATTTCAGGGCAGATGCTCAGGCGCTTATAGAGGCGTTAGACGGCTACTCTAACAAATTTAGAGCTACTAATGCAACTATCTATTTTGATTTGTAACGGCAGTAAATAACTTGAAAGTAAAAGTCGGCATTATGTCGGCTTTTTTTGTTGGGAGAGAAATAAATGGATTGGGGAACGGTAAGCGGTTGTACCTCGTTAATCGGCTTAATCGTGGCTATTGTGCGTTTAGGAGAGTGGAAAGCCAGACAAGAAGTACAACTGGAAAATTTAGAAAAACGTTTGGAAGGAAGTGACGGTAAAATAGAGGCTATGGCCGTTTTGCAGGCGCAACAAAATCTCGTTTTGACCGAAATAAAAACCAGACTGGAATTTTTGATTGAAAATAAACAAAAGAGGAGAAAAGAAAATGCCTGATTTAGATATTATGGCCCGCACGATTTACGGTGAAGCTCGGGGCGAGGGGTTAGAGGGTATGGAAGCGGTGGCTTGCGTAATAATGAACCGCTATCGGGCCAAAAAATGGTTTACCGGATATTATTACGATAACGGTGTAAAAGTACCGAGTATAGCAATGACCTGTTTGAAAAAAAGTCAGTTCAGCTGCTGGAATCCTAATGATCCGAATTTGCAAAAAATTAAAAAAGTTTCTTGTGATGACGAGATTTTCAAGGAATGTCTGTTTGTGGCAAAAAGAGCAATAGACGGTGAACTTGATGACTTTACCAATGGGGCGTTTTTTTATCATACAAAGCAGATAAAACCACAGTGGGCAAAAAATAAGTCGCCCTGTTATGCCGTTAAAAATCATCTTTTTTACAACGATATAAAATAGGAGAGTAAAAATGAAAAGTAAAAAACAACACTACGGTTTTTGGCGCTGGCTGATATTAACAATTATCAGATTTCCGAAATTATATGCGCTGGCGTGGGGTATCATAATTTTGGCAACGGTCATATTTTTGCAGGGAGATGTTTTGAATCTGTTAAAAGGTTGGGGACAATGAAAACTCCGATGTTAATCATTGTTTTGTGTGTTTTGGCGGCTTTGGGCGGTTATCTATACGGCAGAAGCTGTGTTAAGGCGGAAATTACGGAGAAAAAAGTTGAGGTAGTGAAATATGTGGCACGAAAAAGAGCTAAAATACAGGCGCGTCCTAATTCTACTCGGGATGAGCTGCTTGAGCGCATGCGTCAAGGGTTATTGTGATACAAATATGTTTCCGGAATTTCCTCCGGCCGGAAGCCGAGTTGCACAAGAGCTGGATAACCTAACGGCAGATGAGTATCCTTATTTATGGGAGTGGATAGGGCGTTTGGATAAACTGCGTCAGGAGTTGGCAACATATAATTAAAGTAATAACGAGAGGAGAAAATTATGGCCAAAAAGAAAAGTATTGCCGCATACTCGTTTACGGAAAGTCTCGGTATGCTGAACAAATTGCAAAAAATGGCTATTGATGACGGAAATATCAATTTGGCACTTAAAGCAGAAGAATTAAAATGTAAAATTGCTTCGTTGCAATCTGCCAAAGAACCGGAAAGCGACGGCGAAAAATTAACCAAAATTTTAGTGGATTTTATTAATGACAAACAAAATAGCGAAAATACCGGAGATATTTGCGCCGCTGATACGCCGTAAATGTCGCTATAAACTTTATTACGGCGGTCGTGGCGGCGGCAAAAGTTATGCGTTTGCCGACAGCCTGTTATTGTTAGGAAGAATGAAAAAACTGCGAATAGCCTGTATGCGTGAAGTACAAGACAGTATCAAAGATTCGGTACATAAACTTTTAAGTGACAGAATAGCGTTTTATCAGTTGGGGGATTATAAAATAACCGAAAGCAGTATTGTTAATATGCTGACCGGTACAACGTTTATATTTAAGGGCTTACGCGAACAAAATTCCAACAACATAAAATCATTGGAAGGTGTTGATATTGTTTGGTTGGAGGAAGCACAAAAAATCAGTAAGAAAAGCTGGGAAATTTTAGATCCGACAATTAGAAAACCGGGGTCGGAAATTTGGATAAGTATGAACAGAGAAGAAGAAAACGATCCGATTTGGAAAGCACTGGGAGCTAATCCGGATGAACGGACGTTGGTGGTAAAAGTAAATTATTATGATAATCCCTTTTGTCCGGAAGAAATGACATATTTGGCACAAAAGTGTATGCGCGAAACTCCGGAAGATTATGAACATATATGGTTGGGGGCGCCGGTTATGTTAGGCAATACAAAGTTAATTGCTTATAAAAATGTGCAACGTGCGTTTAACACAGACTTACCGATTTCAACTTCTCCGCTGATTATCGGGCTGGATGTGGCGCGTTTCGGTGATGATAAAACCGTTTTTTGCTTTCGGCGGGGAAGGCTTTGTTTTGCTTTTGAAGAATATGCTAAACTTGATAATGTGGAAGTGGCTAATCAAGCCGCTTTTTTTATCAATAAATATAAGCCGCAGAGAGTGTTTGTTGATGCCGGTGGTGTCGGTGGCGGAGTGGTAGATATATTAAACGACCGCGGTTATAAAAAAATTATTCGTCCGGTTATGTTTGGGGCAAAGGCTCTGGCTGATGACAGGTATCACAATCGGCGTGCCGAAATGTGGGACGAGCTGAAACAATGGCTAGGCGGCGAGCAGGAAGTCAGTTTGCCCCCTGATGATAATTTGGCGGCGGAATTATGTGCCGTAAACAAAAAATATGACAGTCGCGGTCGGTTGCAATTAGAAGAAAAAGAAGAACTTAAAAAACGGGTGGGGCGTTCACCCGATAAAGCAGATGCGCTGGCTTTAACTTTTGCCGAGCCGGTGTTTGATATGGGAGAAACAGAAGCACGCCGGAACAGTGTAGAAAATTTGTTTTGGCAGGAAAGAAAAAACAATAGCGGTTGGTAAGCATAGGATACTACCGATTATTTTATGGCAAAACGGAGAATTTAATGACGTATATTACAAAACAATTCGCGGAAGATATTGTTCTTCCGGACGGATCTGTCGCGTCTTCAGTCGCAGACGTTGATAAGTATTTACGAGCCACAGGTTATGCTATGGCAAGCGACTATTCATCGGAATATATGCAAAATATTCGTAATCAACAGGAAAAAACGCGACAAAGAGAAATTTTTGCCGCGTTTCTTCAAAATTATAAAAGGATGATATGGAAATGAGTGATTTAAGAGAGGAAATAGAACAGCAGTTTAAAACTTACGGACTTATGGAAGAAAAAAATGATGCCGAAAATCCAAAAGCCAAAACTCCCGTTGAGGTAACCGTTTGTATTGGTGTGCCAAGCGGATACAGCAAAAAATTTGCCGAAAGTTTTAAAAATCTGCCGGAAGATTGGCAGCGGTTTTTAAGCGATCGTGAGCAGCGGCTTGCCTCACAATTAAGCAATTTAGACGGTAAACTGGCAGAATATAATTGGCTTGATGAAATTTACGGTAAAAACGAACAACGTTTGAAAAAAGCAGGTTTGCAAAAAGTTCGGGATTGGCTTGAGGGATTAGCTGCTTTGGATACGGCAATGGCAGAACGGCCGGCAGAAACTTTGCGGGCAATGGCTAAGGTATATAATGTAGAAGAAAAACTATTTAAAATACCAAACCAAAATGTGCCGGACAGTACGGTGGAACGTGTAAACCGTTTGGAAAAAAATTATCACGATTTAATTTCGTATATGGAAAAACAACAAAAGCAAAACCGTATGGATGCTATCAAAATGTTTTGTCGGCAAACCGATGAAAACGGGCAACCTTTGCACCGCTATTTTAATGAAGTAGCCGATTATGTTTTTGCTTTGTTAAACGGAGGCGCGGTAAATGATGTGTCAGAGGCTTATAATCAGGCTTTGTGGCTAAATCCGCGTATTCGTGAAGAATTGATTACTCGCAAAATCAATTCTAAAGCGGCAGAAGCGCAAAAAGCACAAGATGCCGCATTTGCCCCAAAAGGCAAGGCAAAAGCACCGGAAAGAGAACTCACCCTGCGTGAGGAAATTGAAAAAAATATGGCGGCTTTTATGGATTAAATTTTTTAATAGAGGGATAAAATTATGGCAAACAATAATTTTGACGATATGTTTACTACAACATTGGCAAACAGAACAAAAAATCTACGCGATAATGTATCAAAAAACAATGCGTTATTAAAACGTCTTAAAGAAAAAGGTAAGATGCGTTCAATTACCGGCGGTTCAAAAATTTTAGAAGAGCTGGAATATGGC